GGTGCATAATTATGTGTTGTGGTGGCAGTGGCGGAAGTAAATCTGGCGGCGGGGGCGGTGCATCGCTGCCGGATAATCAGCAACCCGGCGAGGTATTCAGAGAAGCGAATAAGGCAAACGAAGAGCAACTGATAAGCAATATCAGGTCGGGCAAGATCACAAAAGACCAATTGAATGTAGCCGCCACCTCAGAAGCATCGCGAGCCGTGCAACTTAAACGAGAACAGGAATCTCTGTTCGCAAAATCTGGCAAGTCGTACATGCAAACCAAGAAATCTCCAGAATGGCAAGCACTGGAAGTAAAAAGAAAAGAGGCGGATTCAAACGCATCTAAGATTCATAGAGCGATTAGGAACGCATGAGGAAGTCTCTTATCAGGTTTCCCCATTTCCATCCATCGGAGATCGATGTTAGGATATCTTCCCGGATATCTCCGACATTATCCTTGTCCCATGCAGGCGAAAGGACGCATGGGAAGTTGTGGGATTGGCCGTATTCAACCATCTCAGCCAAGACGCGATCCGACGTGGCCTCGATGACATCTTTTGCCCGCCAATGTTTAGATTGGCATTGGGGGCACTTCTTCGGATCGGCCACGATCATAGGCCAATCGTAGCCACAGACAAAACAGTGGTGACGGGGAAGTTCCATTTAGATCGCCGTCCCGTCGCCGAAGTATAACCGAACTCTCGCGGTATAATAACCGAGTTTCAGCCATGCATGTCTCAAGGGCTTGACCTCATCGATCGGGATGGCCCACTGAAGTTTCTCTAAGCGGTACACGAATCTCGCGACTTTCTCAGATTTCATCTTAACACATCTCCAATACTACTAGAGGTAGTATGAGTATAAATACTTATCCTGACACATGCTAACATATAGCACGCTCGCAAGTTACACACACTGCCCCATACAACCTGCAAACTTCTTTCCAGCCAGGCTGATATTACATAGTATATAGGCATGGGAGAGAACCGTCATCTGTAGCTGGTTTTATCTAGCTAATCGTGCCTCTGCTTATCGATTCGTGATAAGGCACTTTCCAGAGCGTGACATCAGGGGGGTCGACCTTAGATCATATCTTATAAAAATATGTTATCGGCTTTTGAAGCAGCAAACAATTGCAGGTTACACGTAGATGAGCCACACGATCAGAGCTTACCACAAGCGGCCACTTCTGGGCGGCCCCGGCCTAAAAGGATGGATCATGTCTAATCTGGATGATCCCGAGGTTGTGGCGGTGGCTGAAGCCAATTATGTCTTTTCGCGATATCGCGAATACTGCATGGGGCATTGCAAGCATTGTCGCGATTGGCGCTTGCGGGTCAGGCGAAGGAATGCGATGAGGCGATATATGCAGATGGAGGTTCAAAATGTCAAGTGTAGTCGAAGATGTGGCAAATAAGCTTGCAGATATGCCGGGGCAGGCCCTGCCGATATATCCAATGCAATTCCCCGACAAAGATGCTAACGGAACCCCAATCGTCAATTGCATCGCGCTCTTCCCCACCGGCGGCGGTGTCGGGGGCAATATAGGTAGCAAGCCCTCTCAGATGACATCCAGCGCGGGGGGAATAGATTACATGGATTACCCTGGTTGCCAGGTTCAAGTGCGATATACGGACCCCTTCAATGCCTACAAGGTGGCTGAAGACATTAGGCAATGGCTGGATGAGAATTTGCCAACCGGCTATCTGAGATGCGATACGAATAGGAGCCTCCCCGACGACTTGACCAATTCACAGGACTTAGCTATGATTGGCGGTCCATGTTACCGATTCTCTGTAGACTTCAGTCTAATAAAAATTAGGGCATGACGATGGATACTCCGGTGCAGGCGATTGGCGACAAGTGGGCCAAGAACATCGCGGACGAGTTTGAAAAGTGGGCAGAAGAAGTTGCGGAATCTGGGAGAGTCAATACGCAAATAATGCGATTCGATCCCACGCCCCTGATAGAATCTGCGTTCTATGAGGGCGGCGAGGCTCAATTGGCCGAACTCGGGAAGATCTTAGGCACCGGCGTCAAGTTTGATTTGACCTCCCCTGAAGCAATCGCCTGGATAAAGAAGTATGGCGCTGAGCAAATCAAGCTCATAGATACCGGCACCAAGGCAACGATTCGCGAGATAACCCGGCGGGGGCTGGAAGAGGGCCTTAATCCTCGTGAGCAGATGAAGGCGATTAAGGAAAATATTGGTCTGTTGCCTCAGCACTCTAAAGCAGTTCAAAATTATAAGCGAACCATGCTTGATGCAGGCATGGACCCGGCCACGGCGGAGAAACTTGCTGCGAAAAAGGCAGCGCAACTTCTCAGATATCGGGCATATACAATAGGGCTAACTGAATCACACACGGCCACCAATGAAGGAAGCAGGCAAGTCACCGAAAGCGCAGTTGAGCGGGGCATCATTTCTAAAGACGAATATGCAAATGAATGGTTAACCGCCGCCGATTCACGTCGGTGCTCTAAATGTGGTGGGATGCAAGGGAAACGGGCGGAAATTGGCGGGGATTTCGCGAGCGATGGCCGGGGGCCTCCATTGCATCCGAGGTGCCGATGTACGCTTTCAGTGGTGGCGAAATCGTCTAAGCCTTACATGCCGAAAGTGGCTGAAAAGAAAACAGAAACGAAGGTGCCCAAAGAGCCCAAAGAATCCAAGAAAGGCGCCTACCTGAAACGCAAGTCGGCGGATGAACTTGTAGAACTGACCATCAAAGGCAGCCAAAAGTTGCCCGGAGAAGCATTGCCATGAGTGCGACATGGAACGATGGCCCGTTTAAGAAAGCGGTGGTCAAACGTGGCATGGATGGTCTGGAAGAATTTGCGCTGACCGTCTGGAAACCACAAGCCCAACGAGATTGCCCGGTGGGTGTTTATCCGGCGGGGTCTGGAAAGTCGGGCGGGACCATGCGAAACTCTCTTGGATATGAGAGAGATGATTCAAACAAAGTTGTTTACGTCGGGGGAGGTGGGGCGGCAACAGATTACATTTTCGTGCAGGAAAAGGATAGAAGCTTGCACCACACGACCGGAAAGGCCGGGTTCATCAACGACACATTACAGTCTAATATTTCTAAACTTCCGACTTATATAAAGAAGCATATATAAAGAAGCGTGTCGGCTAATCGTCTAATGCAGACAATAGCCACCAATACATGACAACGCATGCAAAAAAGCCGATCATCGTCATTGTCGCATCATCCGTCATGTAACTAACATTCATTGCATTCTATTTAATCCTTTCTCTTCTATGATCAATCCGCTGCAATGCGTTTTGTGAGATGTTAAACAGTAAGATATAGTTGCAACTATAAAAAAGGTGATAAACTAAATGACAGCACTAGCAGGCAAAGGTGGCGCGGTCACCTTCAAAGGCTCCGGCTCACATGTTAACGTAGTCGGTGTGAAAGCCTGGAAGATCGACCCAAAGGCAGATGTCGCAGAGACGACCGAAATGGCAAGTGATAACAGCCTTGCATGGAAAAGCTTCATAGGCACTCTCAAGTCCTGGACCGGCAGCATAGATCTAGCATACGTGGATCTGACCGATACCAACGGCCAAAAGAGCATATTTGATCTACTTGGGGGCGCAGCCACTGAAGCGGTATTCGATCTGGATTCCAGCCATGAGCTGACCGGCAACATCATTATAACCGGGTTCCCTGTCGAGTGCGCCATAGACGGCGTTGAGGGCGTGGGCGTATCGGTTTCATTCCAAGGCACTGGCGCGCTTGCCTACACTTAAATCGCTAGGAGCGATTTGAAATGACAGCCTTAAGCGGCAAGTACGCCGCTTTTTTTAGGTCATACACACCGTCCACATCGGTATCGGGTGGCGGAATGACTCAAGTGGGCAGCACGCTAGAGTATTATGTGACCGACAGAACGCACCGCCTATGGGACCCGGCCTATGCCGTCACCGTCAAGGACGGCGTAACCACTGTAACCGGCTGCATAATCGACTACGCGGGCGGCTATGTGACGCTTCCAGCCACACCAGCCGGGACGGTTACCTGCGATTTCTACTATACAGCCATAGAATCCCTTGGCGGCGGTTATCAGTGGAAGGTTGAGCCGAAGGTAGACACTCAAGAGATTACCACGTTCTCGCAGACGCTCAATTCGCCAGGCGCGTGGCGCGAATATCTGGCGACCCTGAAAGGTTGGACGGGATCGGTATCGGCCCATTGGTTCTATGGGCAGGCAAGTCTCGTTCATGGAAACATCACCTATACGGCGGTGCCAACTGGCACATCTGGCAATTCCGTCAGTATCGTTCATTCAGATCCAGGCGATGGAGATCAGGCGCTTGGTGTCACTGTGGCCGGAAATGTGATCACGGTTTCGCTGGAAACGGAAAGCGGCACGCCGGTAAGCACTGAAGCGGAAGTAGTCGCAGCGGTAAACGACGATGCCGAAGCCAAATTGCTTGTTTCGGCTGCATATACGGGCGCGGGAACGGATGTCGTGGCCACGAAGGTCGAAACCAATCTCGCAGGTGGCCGGGACTCGGGGGAAGAGATCGCCAAACTAGGCACTTCCGTCATGTGTGAGTTCTACATGGATAATACCACAGGCTCTTACAACATCCTGAGAGGAGTCGGCAAGTTGACCGGTGTTTCGCCTAATGTGGCAATTGAAAGCATAGTGGAAAGTGACCTGACCTATCAGGGGACTGGTAGGTTGAGGTATCACACCACATAGACAGAGAGCCGATGATCGTTCTACCAAGAACATGAGGCTCTCCCTCTATTTATATTCGCGAATCGTTTAAAATTGATTTAAAGGCATGATTATTTTTCTGCCTTATGATTTATCGAGGGAGTTTCAATGACAGTTACTAAAGGCATGCCGAAAGCTCAGATCGAGCTGGCTGGAAAGCGATACGATCTCAGGTTTGACATTGACAGCATGGCTGAAATCGAGAACGAATCTGAAGAAATGAAGCGGAAATCATTTTACCTGCTGCTTGATGCGCCTTACGATATTCGTGAGCAGACTATCATGCTCATGGCTGGCATAAACGGCGCTAAACGCGACAAAGGAGACTTTGCGCTGCTAAACTTGTCAGGCGCTAAGGCGCTGTTGCAGTCACATTTTGATTATTTACGAGATAAGCAAATTACCACTGACGAATGGAAACACGCCATGACCCTGGTCAATCTCGCTATCATGGAAGCCGCTAGATTGGGGGCCGGGCTGGTCCCTCCTTCACCGAGGGCGACGAAGAAGGAGCAGGCGACGGAAAACGAGCCGCCTTCAGCTACGAACTCGCCCTAAAGGTCGGACTCGACGCCGGGCTATCGCCCAGGGAGGTCCGGCGTCTAACCATCTGGGAACTCAAACAAGTCGCCCTCAGTGTTGTGCGCGCCGAAGAGCGCGCGATTGCGCACGATTGGCAAACGGCTCAACTTTTCGGAATTGCCGTCAACAATCCCAAAGAATTCCCGCGGCTTTCTAAATTGTTGCCAAATAAAGCAATCAACAAACAGAAAATGAAACAAGAAGCGGCCAATCGCGGGCTGCGAATTCCTTAAGGAGATTTTCATGCCGGGTGAACAGGTAGGCGCAGCATACGCCAAAATTGGCTTAGACGCAAAGGACTTAGATAGTGGTCTAGCTTCGGCTAGATCTAAGGTGTCCTCGACCGTCTCGGGGATCGAGGCAGATTTCAAGACAGGTATGGGCAGCGGCCTGCAATCATCGGTATCCGGCCTCACCGCCTCAATGGGGCCGCTCGGATCAGCCATATCTGGCGTTTCCGGCGGCCTTGGCCTGGCAGCAACCGCCGGATTGGCAGGGGTTGCTGCGATTGGGGCATTGGGCGCTGCATCGATCAGCACCGCGGCTAATTGGGAAAGCCTCATGGCGAGCGTCAGCAAGACGACTGGCGTTTCCGGGCCTGCGCTAGACACTCTATCTAGCGACCTCCAGCGAATCAGGACAGAGACCGGGGCCACGGCAGAAGATATTGCCAACGCGGTTACAGTTGCCGGTTCCGTGGGCATTCCATCCGGTGAGCTGGCGGAATTTACAGAAGTCGCCCTCC